GATAGCGTTGGTTGCTCTGGTGGTAGTGACGCACTGCCGCCCAAGGATGTTCGGAATCCTGATCTTGCAGCCAGAGGCAGGAACATAGCCCACCGCTGTCGTGCCGTTGTGTCCGATGCGGACGTTACCGTTGGTTTCCATGCAGACGAACTTGGAGCGCACATCCGTCCCCAAGTTGCCGGTAATCATCAGCGCCGCATATAGCGCGGGATACTTGTCGTAAGTACCGCTACCGGGGGATGTCTCGATCCACACCGCAGGGACGTAGGCAGTTGCTGATCCGTTGGTCGGAACCTGCACCAGTTGGTTGCTTGAGCCTGTGGCCGTGCCGAGTTCAAACCAGTCGCCGCGAGTGGTGAAGTCGCCAAGACGCGGTACAGTTATCGTGGATGCTTGGTCATGCACCACTTCGATCCAGCCCACCACGTCAGCACCGGCAGCAGTGGCAGTGATGCCAGAGAGCGCACCGGCAGAGAACGTGCCGCCTGTGACTTCGCGCAGCTTGATAAAACCCGTTGCGCCGATGGTCGTGGAAGGTGCGGAAGTCAGCGAGGCCCAATAGCCGAGGAAATAACCAGAAACTCCACCCTGCGAAACGGTTGTTCCGATAGCCGCACTACCAGAGCCGCCAGTGATTGCCAACCAGCGCACATTGGTGCCGTCGATGATGTAGCTGCCACCCAATGTCGCAGAAATGTTGTGCGAGCCGAGCGAGCCGGTCATGCTCGCAGGGCTGTTGGCGTGCCAGCGGGTGTCGGTTCGGATCGTCAGCGACCCGCCATTGTTGGTCATCGCCTCCCCCGCCGTGCGGGCAGCGTCGTCCAGATAAACGGCAGTCGTGAGCGTAGCCATCAGCTAACCTTCAGATGAATCTCGACGCCGCCAGAGTGGGATTGCACTTCAATGGTCTGCACGTCGTGTTCCATATCCGGCTGCGAGATTCTGATGGGCGTGTCATCCGGGTACGCCATCGCCAGCGTTTGAAGCTCTCCGAGAAGTTGTTGGAGAGTCATAGTCGCCCCTTAAGCATCGGAGACCACGGCGGCAGAACTTCCGCCGCCCGACTCACCCAGTGACGCAGTGAAGGTCTGGTAGGTCTTGATCGAGTCAGAGTAGGCTGGCCCTGTACCACCGAAGCGCACCCGTACCGCCAGTGTCCGTGCAGCGGAATACACGCAACTGTAGGATTCGTCCGTAGCATTGGCGACGGCGTCGATGTACCCGAGGTAGGCGTTCGCACCGTTCGCCGCGCCGTTGGTGCTGAAGTCATGCGCCGGAATCGTGAAGGTCTTGGTGCCTGAGTTGTACGCCGTGTACTCGTGCTTGGTGTATTGCCCGTTGGCACGCAGAATACGGATGCTGCCCACGCCTGTCGCCACTGCCGGGGTATCCACCGGGATCGCTTCATTCACCACCACGCTCGTCACCGCAGCGCCAGACAACGCCCCGTTCAGGGTGAACTGGTTGACTTGGATCGCAGAACCCGTCGAAGGCGCAACCAGCACAGAGTAGCCCGAGGTGAGGCCGGAAACCGTGAAGGTGACGTTGTTCGGCGGCTGGCGAGTCGTACCGTCCAGTGCCGTGATCTTGTCGTTCTTGGCGAGGTCTGCGTACTCCAGCGAGAAGCCGTAAGCACCGACAATGGATGAACCTGTCGAGTCGCCGCAAGCCGGTGTCGAAACTGCTTTCTCCGTGACCGTGCCTGTCGTTGCCGTGACGCCGCCCTGTGTGATCGTGCCGGTGGGCACTACGCCGGTCAGAAGCTGGATGTAGAGGATGTCGTCAGTCGTGTCGTCGGCAAGGATGCGGCCTGTGCCCGCCGTCGCGCCCGTACCCCACGTCAGGTCGGTCGATGTACCTTGAGCAAACGCGCCGCCTGCCAGCCCCGTGTAAGTGACTGAGTGGGTGATGCCACGGAACAGTTCGCCCGCCGTGCCGTACACCGTTGCCGATGCCGTGCGACGGGTGATGTACTTCATGTACTCGTAGAACTGGTTGATCGTGCAATCGCCCTTGTCCCACTCACTGTAATACTCTTCATCCGCGCCGTTGTTGTCCACGTCGATCAGGTTGTAGCCTGTAGTGACGTTGGTGACGGTGGTGAACGGTGCAGAAACCAGATCACCAATGATAGTGGTGTTGTTCAGGTCGTTCTTGTAGGTCAGCGGCACGGTGTTCACGCCGCGACCTGTACCGGGGATGCGGAACTCAGAGTAGGTCTTGCCCCACTCACGAGTCTGGAACAGCAGAATCTTGCCGTCGATATCTGCGCCACTGGCGCGCACCTTGACCATGAACTGCGCCGACTTACCAGTTGCCGCATCGAAGTTAATGCCGCGATACGATTCACCGTTCGGGGTGTTATTCCAGAAGTCGCCGGTCAGTCGAGCGCCGTCCTGAATCACGTCCACGTAGCAGCCACGGTTTGCCACGACTGCGATACCGTCCCAGATGTCCGTGCCGCCACCTTGGATGATCGTGCCGCCGTAGATGTACTCGTTGGCCGGTGTGGTGTACGCCGTGTCCAGCGTGTAGCCATTGGTCAAGCTGATGATGGTGTCGAAGGACTTATCAGACGGGGTGTCCCGCGTGATATCCATGTAGTCATCGCCAGCCGAACTCGCGTCGTCTGCAAGGTCTTGCAGCCAGCGGTGAAGTTCCAAGACCGTAACGTAATTGGCTCCGGCTACGCCATGCGCCGCACCGACGTATCGAATGCCTTTACCTACTTGTATTTCCCATGAGGATGCGACGAGTGCCATGACTTACTCCTTACTTCAAGAAAGTGAAACCGGCAGCAACTGCAAGGCCGGTGATGATGATCGTGGAAAACTGGTTGATGACGTTCTCGTAGAGCTTGCCGAGCAGCGTCTTCTTCGTCTCGGTGGCTTCTGCCTGTTCAGCGATCTGCTTATTCGCCCACTCACAGCGTCCGTTGTGCTTGAGGCGCTGGGCAATCCAGTCGTGGTGCAGATGGTGGTTCTCTTCGTGGCCGTTGAGGACGAAGCTCTTCATCATCTTCTTCTCGTTGTCGATGGCGAGGTCAATCTTGCTGCCGATCTCTTCCAGCACGCCCAGCATCAGGAGCAGGATAGTTTTCATCTGACTATCGTCGGTCTTGGCGATCTCGGAAAGTATGGCGCTTTTTACGTTGAATTGCGTGCTCACTTTGATACCTCATGCTGTTGAACGACCCACGATTGAAGGAAGGAAAATCTCACCGCGTCTTCGATTCCATCTCCGAGGTGCTTCTCGCACTGTTCGGCAGTAATGACGGGTGGATCAACGGGGTCAGCAACGGGGGCTTGAGGAGCGAGGCCGGTGGCAGAGGATACTGAGGGCATTCCCCCCGCACTACTACAGGGTTGCACCCTGACAGCAGGACGACGACGAAGATCACGAAGAGCCACGTCAAGCCGAGTTGAAGTGTCGGTATTGATGGCAGCAGACTCTCTGAGCCGTCGCTGGATATCGGCTTCGATTTGTTCCTGAGCGGCATTGACCGAGGCGGTGTATGAGGTGAGGTTGTCACGGGCGGCGCTCCAGCGGTTGATAAAGAAGGCGTTGCTCAAGGTCAGGACGAGAATGATCCCGGCCATGATGGAAGCGAATGGGGCGAGGAGTGCGGTCACAGTCGATCACTCCAGACGTAGATAGCCGTGGCGATGCCGACACTGGCGCACATCAATGCGAGGTCGAGGAGAAATGAGCCGGTCATTCGAGACACCCCGCCATAAGTGTTTGATATTCCTCCGATGCCGGAATGTCGGCTTCGGTGTTTGAAAGCCGCCCGGTTTGAGCTTGCCCGTCTAGATCGGGACTGCCAGAGGCTTGGGCGGAAAGTTCTGTTGGCAGCGGATGCCATGCGGTTGGGATGGCCGTGAATTTGAAGTTATCAGTCATTGCCGTCCTTCGCATCAGCACCTTCACCCCACGGCTTGAAGTGTGGCGTGTAGTGCTTGCACTGATCGCCAACGTCGGACGGATAGAAGTGCTGACGCACCTGTGACTCAGGGATGTTGTCTAGAGCGCACTTGTGGCGCAGGCTGCACGGCTGGAAGGTTGAGCATTTCTTGTCAAGCATCATTCCTCACTTCCTTCGTCGCCCAGCGATTCATCATGTAGCTGGCTGTCGCCATCCCAGCTAGACTCGGGCCGATGGCGCTGAGTACCGGTATCATTTCTGGATGCCAGAAACTCCCTACAGTCAGGACTGCGGTGCTGAAGCAGAGTGTCGAGCCTGCCATTAAGGCGATAGCCCGAGTGCTCGACAGGCGGTTCATATCGTCCGAAGAGAGTTGCTTGAGCCATGTCATTCTCCGATCAACCCACGAAGGTGTTCGATGCGGTTGTACCAGCCATTCCTGAAGACTTCCTGATCCGGGCGCTTGGCGATGATCTCGTTGAAGAAGTTCTTGCGGTGCTCAAGGTACAGCGTACACAGTTCGACGATGTCGCCGTTGGTCATCTCTTCGTGCAGTGCCTGCATCGTGCCGCGCCCTGCAATACCGTCCACGTCTACGCCGAGAGTCTGCTGCAAGAGCTTGATGGCCCTGCCAGCGCCGTGGTTGATCGCTGCGTCGAAGACCAGCACGTCGAGCGGCTCAGGAATATACGAGCAGTGGGCGTCTTTCCAGTACGTGCCGTAGATGAGCAGTACCTCTTCCATCGAAATCTGCTTCACAGGGCGCTGTGGACGCCCTGAGAGCTTGCAGAACTCGTCGTAGGTACGCTGGGTTACCCCGTAGTTCGTCGCACCACCACGGTCTGCTTTACGGTCGCTGTAGCCACCTTCCTCTCCGAGGGTGACTCTGATGGCGTAGGACAGGCGGCTCATGGCTCAACTCGCCAACTCTACACCGGGAGTGATGTATGCAAGCGTGGGGCCTGCGGCACTACCGATACACGCCACGTGCGTCGAACCGAGCGGTACGTCCACAACTACGTCTTGTAGCGGCGGAACCACGATGCACGCTGTACCTGTCGCGTTGTCTGGGGTGGGAATTACTGCCGTAGCAGAGCCTGCGCCGAACTGGAAGTAGAGTATGACAGTGGTGGATGTGTTTACCAGTCTGGCCTTCCGGCAGGCGACAAGAGCCAAGCTTTTGCTTGCCGCCGTAGTGGAGATACAGATGGTGGGGGAGTGGGCGGTAAACGACATGTGTATCTCCTTATTCGATGAGTTGGATTCTATCAGAAACCACCAGCGAGTGAGGTGCTCAGGCTACGCCGGGGAGGGATAGGCGCACCTGAGCTGCCGGTGTTTTGAGGCTGGAACGTATTGCCCACAAGCGCCCACCGCCGGCTGGGGTCTACAGCTTGTCTCAGATACCGCCATACGCGACGACGCGAGTCTTGTGCTTGTACCGCTCCCACTCACGCTTGCACTGGTCGCAGTACTTGCGGAAATTCAACTCGGCTTCTGTGGATTTCGTCTTGTCGAACGTCTCAGCGTCCTGCTTCTTGTACGACAGGTGCTTCATCCAGTCCAGCAAATAAATGTGGTGCTCCTCGTCCACGTCACTCAGCTCGTGAGTGTCGTCGACGATATGAGTGAAGGGGAGCCGGTATATATGCAGCGTCACGGTGTCCGCTTCTACCGGCACTTGCACCCACTTCGCCTTATCCTTCTCTGCGCCGATGATCATGTAGCGCACCGGCCCCGAACGCCCGTCCAGATAAAGCTGGCGCATCACCCCGTAATCGCTGGATTGCATGTACGCAGCGTCTGTCAGGTTCACGATCTCCAGCACAGTGCCGTTGGACTTGTACGCACTCATTATCCGCAGAATGGACGGGTGCAGGTCTACGACGCTCTCGCCAATAGCGATAGGGACGCTAGTCGCGTCTGAGGTGAAGTCTGCAATCCCGCCGGTCAGGCGCACGAACTGTCTGTACGCGGCATCCATGTAGCGATATCCCTCGTCGTCAGACCAGAGATACGGCTTCGCTGTGTCTACGACATCAGTACGCCACGCATCAAACAGTTCGCCGGAGTTCACTCTTCCTGCCCTTTCTTGATGCGGTAGTCAGCCCAAGCCTTGTCACGCTCTTTGTTGTCCACGGCGAACCCAAGGGATACCTTGATGGCTTTGACGTGCGGCACGCCTTGCGCGGTGAAGTCCTCACGCTTGTTCGAGGCGACGATGTCGTCGAAGCAGGCAAACAGCAAGGCTTCGCGCTCTGCGCCCACCGGGTCAGCCGCTACAACCTTCACGTCTTCCATTCCTGCATCCTGCGGTGCGTCTACACGCTCAGCCCCGATAGCCAGAACTTCCGGGATGCAGGTGTTCGGCACGGAGGCCGGGATACCCTTATCGAAGCGGATAGTGAATCCGGTCTTGCTGATAACGGTAGCGTTTCTATTCAGTACAAATTCAGCCATTCCTGTCACTCCTTAATAGGTGGAAGAACGGGGACCGAAGTCCCCGTCTTTTACATCACAATCAGGTGATTGTGTTTTCCGTGCCACGGCCGTCGATGGTGTACAGAACGCGTACACGCACCTTGCCTTGGGTCGCATCAGCACCGCCGTTGGCGAACGTCAGGCGGATGTTCTTGCCGTCGTTGCAGGTCAACGGGATCACGCCGGTCATGGTGAACGCGGTGATGCCAGCGGTCTCCAAGTCGGTGGTGGTGGTGAAGGTGGTGGCCGCACCAGTGACACCGACAGACAGCGTGTTGGTGGTAGTACCGTTGAACACTGTTTCGACTTGCACCGTACCGCTGATGATATGAGCGCCGTAAGGCATGGGGATGGCGTCGAACACGAGGTTCGTGCCAGCCGTCAAACCGGACTCATTCGGGTCAGTGGATGTCGCAACGGTGGAACACAGGGTCTTCTTGACGCCAGAAACGGAGTCAATCGCCCAGTCATTCCAGTTCATTACAAACTCTTGCACCAGCGCGTGCTGGCCGAAACGCGAAGCTACTTTCTTAGTCATGTGATTCTCCTTATTGGGCTACGTCGACAGCGATGACGCCGAAGTCTTCGACAGCACCACCCATGTACTGGCTGGTGAACTTGGGCTTCAAGAAGCCAAGAATCTTGCCGGTCGAAATACCCTGCGAGTTCTCGTAGTCAAAACCCTTCTCAACCCACTCAGGAGCGCCGATATCAGCCATACCAAGAGCCTGAGCGCCGCAGAACAGCATACGGCAACCATCGACGTTGTAACCGGAACCCCACTTGTTCGTGCCGCTGATGGCGGTACGAGTGTTCGGTACATGGCGATGCTCGTGGAAGTAGATGCCGTCGATCTTGACGCTGGAGCCAGTGAACAGGCTGTTTCCGTCACCACGCGGTTGGGCGTGACGCAGGTTCAACAGGTAGTTCGCGTCGAGCTTGAGCTTCGACATGGCTTGCGGGGACAGGAAGCAGTGGTAGGTCTCTTCGCCGCCGGCTTCTTTGACGCCGCGCATATAGGTGTCCTTCGCGTAAGCCTTAAGCTGTACGAAGAGTTCCCACATGGGGTAGTCGCCAGTACCAATCGCGCCGCCGACAAACGAAGCGGAGGTGTTGGTCTTGGCAGTCGGGGTCTTCAGGGTCTTCGTCGCGGTGTCCCACGTGAAGATGCGCTGAGCGGTAGGAGCAGTCACATCAGCCGCAAACTCAAGGTTCGTCATGTCGGAACCGACACGAGTACCGCCAGAGTTCTTGGCGCTGTAGGCCATGCCAGCCATAGTCAACATAGCCATTTGGTCGATGCGGTCCGACAGCCAGTAAGCCAACTGGTCGCGACTGTTCTCACGGAAAGTGATGATCGACTTCTGGTCAGCCATACGCCCTTCGTGGCGGTTAGCGTGACGAATCTGGTCAAGACGGATGACCTGATCGTACGACTTCATCGCCTCTTCGTTGCCTTCCAGTGCGCGATCCCCGGCGATACCATCACCTTCGAGGTCAGCCAGCAAGGTGATAACGGCACGAGCACCCTTCTCGGACTTCTTCAGCTCAGTGATGTGCTGAATCATCGAGTTGGCGTCTTTGCCAAGGAACTTGTTGATGAACGACATGTTGCGGGCTTGCTTCCACAAGTCCATCGACCATACGGTTTTTTGTTCGTTGGTCAGTAGTGCAAAGTTGGTTGTAGTCACGAGGAATCTCCTATAAAAGTGACCGTACATTTCGTAGTGAGCTTGCGCCCTCCAACACACTCTCGCGGTGTCTGCGTCTGCCTGTGTCGCTGGCAAAGTGCGAAGTACGGTCCTTACGGGATCGACTCGGCCTCTTGTGTCGTCGGAGGCTCACGAGACTGGCTACAATCCGCCAGTGAGGGATGGTGGCTTACGGCCACCACTCGTTACGCGAGACTCTATCAAAAAAAGTTAACTCGCGCAAACATTTTAGATGAAGTCTCCGCGCATCTTTGCTTTCGTAGTTTCCGGCAGCGCCGAGAACTCCTCGTAGGTCATCTTCACCGCGTCCTCATTCTCAGGACGAGTGGAGCCAGCCTTGTCGCTGTCGATACCGACTTCCTTCATGGAACCGGGCTGTGCGTGTGCCGCGCCGATGTTCTTGGCTACTGCTGCGGCCTTCCGCTCAGCGGCTACGCCCTTCCCGCCCGTCTCCTGCGCAGCGGCCAGCGTAGACGCGCCACGGATAGAGAGCACGTCCTCAGCGGCCAAAGACAACGCCTGCGACGGGCTGTAGCCTTCCTCCGAGATCAGCCGAGCCTGCTCCGCCAGCACCAGATTCACCAGCTTCGGGCTGAACGACTCAGACTTCTCGTTGAACTCCGGATGCTCCGTCTCCAGTGAGGTGATCACCTCGTTAACCCGCGCTTTCTCTTCGTCAATCTGGCGCTGCTGGAACTGGGCGGCTGTCTCTTCCGCACGTACACGGGTGTCTTCCAGCTTGCGCACCTCACGCTCAGCGTGGCGGATTTCCGCCATAACCTGCGCCGCTTTCTCCGACTCCCCTTCCATCAGGTACTTGGTGTGCAGGGCTTCCTTCGCAATAATATCCGCCTCAAGCTGAGAGGCGTCAATGCTGTGCGCGGCTTGGTCAATCTTGGCCTGAAGCTCGTTCAGCCGCTGTTCTGCGGCGAGGCGTGCGGCCCGCTCTGCGTTGATCCGCTCGTCGAAGACGGTCTTCGGGATGCCGATGTGCTTGCCATCCTCGTCCTTATCCTTCTTCGTGAACTTCCCGGTCTCGTCACGGGGCTGCTCCGGCTCTTCCTTGGCTGGCTCAGCCTTGCCGAGGTCTTCGGCAAGCTTCGCGGCATCCGCTTCGCCTTGTTCTGCTGCGGCGGTATCCGGCACAACTACCACCGGCTCCAAGCTGTCGCCTCTGTCCAGTGTGGACAGGTCTACGTTTTCTTCTGACATACGTTACTCCCGCTGGTTAAAAATCGTCGTCACTGGACTCTTGCTTCTCAGTTTGAGCCATCTGTACTGCTGCCTGCTGCTCTTTAAGAATGGCGTCCTGCGCGTGGGTTTCCTGCTTGAGCTTCAAATCCAGCTCCGCCGCCTGCCGCTTCATGTCCATTTCCATCTGTAGCTTCTCGCGCTCCATGTCCATCTTCTCACGCTCGAAGGCCAGCTCTGCTTCCATCTTCTGCTGATCCATACCCAGTTCTGCCGCCGCTACCTCTGCACCGCCGTCTTCCGTGGCAGCGGCCTGCGCCTGTGCCATCTTCAACTGGGCGCTGGCCTGCTTCTCTTGGGCGGTGGACTCGGCCAGCGATACCTGCGCTTCAAGGTTCCGCATCTCCAACTGCGCCCTCTGCTGCGCTTCCGGCGAGTTCTGGGCGGACTCCATCTGCTTGACGATCTCCGCCTTGCGCTGGAGCCGACTGGACTCGATGACCACGCTATCCGGCAACTGGATGCCCTGCTTGCGCATCTCAAGAAGCTGGTCAAACTGGTTATCCTCAAGGCTGTCGCGGTACGGCTGGCTGGAGATAATGATGTCGTACTCGCCCAGTGTCAGGTCGTTCGTGATAGCGCCAGTGGTCGGGTCAGGCTGGTTCACAGCGATAGTCTCGGACTCCCGCGTTACGTCGTCGTGGGTGATGTTTACGAGCCGCTCTTCCGTGTAGTAGGTCTGGATCAGGTCTAGGACGTTCCGCGCAAGGATGAAGTCCGTGCGCTGAAGGTTATCCATAGGCTTGCTGAGGTTCTGTGTGCCCTGTTGCCGCTTCGTCTGAATCGCCTTCGCAGCCACGTCCTCGCGGTCAAAACCCTGCATGGAGTCGCTGACTCCGCTGATGCTCTTGATGTGCTCCTCAGCCTTGTAGCTGATCCGGTCTAGGCCGGTAGGCGTGGCGTTCGGAGTGATCTTCTCGGCGTTCGCGATGTCATCCAGCTCGATGACAAGCCCGGTCTGCGCACCTTTCTGCTCCAGCTCCTCGACGGACATGTTCTGCAAGGAGCCGACCTTCAGCTTCCAGCCGCTATTCGCGGTAGTGTTCACCACATGCAGCTCTTGGCTGGAGGTCTTGTTCAGCAACTCTTGGCTGGAGATCAGGTTCTCTACCAGCCCGATGGTCTTGCCGTAGCGGAAGTGCGGGAAGTACGGTACAACCGTGAAGTGCTTGTGCGGCGACCAGTCGTCGTGGAGGACCACGGAGTCCGCCGTCACTGTCCAGCGAATCCGCTTCGTCAGCTTCTTCGTCGTGCTGATCTGCCCGCCTGCCTTCTCGATGAGCATGGCAATACGGTTTCTATCCCAGTCCGTCGGGACAGGGCGCATATCCCCGGTCTCGATGTCTACGAAATGCTGTTGCTTATCCAGACGACGATACTGACGGTCGATAACACGCACATTCCGCCGCACGTTGTGCGGGTCGAGGATTCCATAGTACCCAGCCAGCAACTGATTACCGCCAAACCTGTCGCGAGTTCGCTCAATAGAATCGTAGCCATAAGGGTACGCTGATCCATCTCTGTCCTTCAGGATATCCGCGTCTTTATCGGAGTACAGGATACTGATGTCCTGCGGGGTCATCCACTTCGTGATGAACACGTCGTTCCAGAAGTCCGGGTCGTACTCTTCCGCATCCGGGTCAATCACCACGTTCTTGCTGTTCAAGTTCGTGATGGACACCTCGCCCTTCATGCTGTCCGTAAAGTCCAGCCGTACGTCCAGAAAGCCGCGACTGCGGATACAACCGTCCGCAAACATGTCTGACCGCGCCCACGACAACTGGTTCTGCTGCGCGATGTACATCCAGACCTTCGTCAGTGCCTCAGCAGTAGGGGCTGGAGCGCCGTGCTTCGGGCGGAACAGCACCTCCGAGCGGTTTATGATCTGCTCTCCGAACACGGTGTTCAGCGTGCTGATGATCTTGTTGATCGTCAAGGCGGGGCGCTTCTGCAAGCGCAGCGTGTTCAAGTCCGTCTGCGCCCACTGCTCTCCGGCAAAGAACTGCTCACAGCGGTCTGCCTTCTCCAAGAACGGCAGGTGCCCACGGTCTCGGCAGTACTGGTAGCGCTGCCACTGTTCGTTTGCGAGGGCGGTATTTATAGGCACGGTATTACCTTTCTGCGTTCAGGCTGGCAGTATATTCGTCGCGGAGCTGGGCGGAGTCTCGCAGGCGTGGCATGGATTACTTCAGGAAGCGGAGCTTGTATTGGGTAGACCGGATCAACGCAAGAATCTCGTCGATGATGTTCTGCATGTAAGTATCTGTCGTGTCCCCGCACTTCTTGCGGTTCTTATCAATCCAGAGGGACAGGTCTTCCAGCATCTCCAGCGCGTCGGCGGACAGGTCGTACTTGGTGGGGTACTCCGTAATCAGGCCGTACTCGCCTTGGTAGGCCTCCGCGAAGCTGTCAGCCAAGTCCACAATCTCGTCGTAGAAGTCGTGCAGGGCCATGTGCGCGGCGTAGCTGCGGGACTTCAAGTGCAGTACATGCGCGGCAGTACGCGCATGGAAGCAGCGCATGACGAATTCACCAGCGAGTGCAGACATACAACCCCTTTCCAGTTTCGCGAAGTGTATCAGATAGTTGTGAAAAAGTGGTCACGCTGCCATAGCGCTAGCTTCTCCCTCGATCCCGTAGCTGCCCAGCTTCTCCCGCCACGAGCGCACAGAAGTGGACGGTTTCGGCAGGGTGGGCGCTGCTCTGGCGAGGGTAAGCCGCACCGCCCATGCCAGCGCATCCACTTGGTCGTCATGCTTCCCTGCGGGGAAAGTAAGCATCTCCTGCCGACACTCGTGCAGCCACTCTGCCGCCTCCGGGAAGTAAACCTTTCCGAGCTGCATCCGCCCGCGCAGCGGCATGGCGCGTACCTTCTTGTCCGTGAGGGGCTTCAGCACCTCCCAGCTAGGGTACACGCGGCGCTCCAGACAGCGCTTCTCCCACTGCGCCTGCATGGTCTTCCATATCTGACCGTCCTCGAAGCCGATCAAGTCCGCGTCGTACTGGGTGTAGTAGTCGATCATCGTGTCCACGATCTCTATGCTGTCGTCGGAGCGGAAGCGCTTGATGTCCAGCACGTACAACCCGTCGTTCTCGTCCTGCAAGATAGTAGCGCCCACCGTGTAGTCACTGGTCTGCTGCTCCGTAATAGCAAAGTCCCACGCCTGATAGACCGTGCGGTAGCGACGGCTGGGCGCGGCGGAGTAGTAGCGGAACAGGCTCTTCGTGAAGTACACCCCGTCCTCCGGCGTGGGCTTCTGCTGGAAGAGAGCCGACCACACCCGCTGGTTCCCACGGGCGTAGTAGTTCTTCTGGATCGCCCTCAGCGCACCAATGTCATACCTGTCCGGATGTAGTGCACTTCCCGGTGCTCGCAGGAGCAGATGCTCCGGTGGGGCTTCGTACTGTCCGTCGGGGCCGACGGGAACGTGCACGATCTGTCGTTCGTCAGGGTGCAGAAACTCTGCATAACCTTCGTTGATGGCTGGATAACGCACAACTTCAAATTTGTCTCCATCTCCACTCTCGCTGATGTCTATGATCCGCCCGCCCCAGTCGTCTTCGTTCCACAAAGTGTTGTGACTAACTACTCCGTCGGCGATGAAGTTCTCGGTGCGTTCTACGGAAAGGTCGAAGACTTCTTCAACCCCGTCTGGCTCGATACTGACTATCTCATCCAGTGTGAAGTCTGAGATACCCGGCTGCGGCAAGTGCCAACTGCTCAGTGCCAAGTAATCCGACTCCGGTGTTGCAGGAGAAGCACAGAAGTCCTCTGACTTTCCCTGTGTCGTGGCAGTGATCAACGGCGAGCTTCCTGCCCCAGTGCTTAGGCTGCGTGGCGTCGGCAGGCTTCCCGCAGATGGCACAGACACCATGCTGTTCGGCGAACATCCTGTCGTACTCTGCTGCTGTGATGCCATAGCGGTGTTTGAGTCTGGCGTTACGGCGGGGTTCTGCGCCATCAGCTGCGCTACGGTGTCCGTCAGCCCAGCGCTTCTTTGCGTAGTGAGACTCGCAGTATCCACGGCAGACAACCTTACTAGTGCATCCGTCAACGAGGCATGCAGCCCCTTTCCACTTACCCCACCGGCCTTTAGCGTTACGATTCTGCTCGCTGTAGTCAAGCTTCGTGCTCGTATCCATTTGAGTTCTCCGGTAGGGGCCGTAGCGAGAAACGGATGTCTCTGATTCGCTCTGACGATTCTACCAGAGTTCGTCGTAATTTTCAGGATGGAATCACGACCATTTGACTTTAACCCTTTGACTACAGAAGAAGTTAACCTGCCGTTCTCGTATGTAGCCACCTCGTCGGAGCGTGTCAGAGTGTCGAGCCGTCGAGTGGAGCCGTCGGCCATGAGCACAGGCGTGTCTCCAGTCATACACATGATCCCGAGTACACCGCCGCCGGGAGCAATCCGCGTGTAGGCAGTGGAGGCGTACCACTCCCAGATGTTATCCCTGATGGTGGCGGAGTCCGCCGCCTCCATATCCTTGATAGGGTCGTCGATGATTAATACGTGCGCCCCGCGCCCGGTAATACCCGTGCCCACACCGGCAGCGAGATACCCACCGCGCCGGGTAGTGTCCCACGCCTCCTTGGACTGGCTCTCCGGGTTCAGCAGGGAGCTGGGGAAGGTAGCCGTATACGCCGGGTCTCGCACAAGGTCTCGAATAAACCCGCTGAACTTCAAGGCAAGGGACTGCGTGTGGCTGGCGGCGATGATCTCCCACTCAGGGTGGTGTCCTAAGACCCACGCGGGGAAGAAATTGGACGTAAGGGTGGACTTTCCGTGCCGTGGGGGCATACAGAGGAGGAGCCGTGGGCGTTTCTTCTGCTCCACGTCATGCATGAAGCGCTCCAAGCGCCGACAGATGTCCACATGCACCCAGCCAGCCATGTAATCAGGCTTGAAACGCTGGACAAAGGCGAGCAGGGAGCGTGCCATGAGCACCCGCTCGCCCTGCTCATAGATTTCTATCTCATCCGGGATGTGTACATCCGCCAGTGGGTCGTCTGACGGCGTAGGAGGGGTGGGTGGCGGGGGTGGAGGAGCGTTCGCGGGGTCGTGGGGCAGGATGGTAGGGACTTCCCCGGCGTTATCCAGCATACAGATGTTGCACACAGTCTCGTGGGACGTGAAAAACGCCTTGGAGTACAACTCCCCGCAGGCGTAACAGACTTTTGGAGCCTCAAACTGTCGGGACTTGCTTGGACTCGCCATCTATCGTCGCTCCTTGCCTGATTATGCGCTTGCGCTCGACCATCTGAAGCAGCTCTGCGGTGGACATGGACTCCAGCTTGCGCACAATCTTGTCCTGATCGTCCGTAAGCATGACTTTCTTGGTCTCTGGAGCGTAGTGGCCGAGGATTTTACCCACTTCCCGCCAGCCGGCGATCTCCGTAGCAGGCTCTGCCTGCAACTTCGCCCTGTTTATGGCGGCGAGTATGCCTTCAACCACATCCCGTCGGGATATCTGCACCTCTTCGGCAAGTATACGCTGCTGGATAGCCAGCTCGCGCTGCACCGTCTCGCTGGCGGCGCAGCCCTCTGCACTTCTCCCGAGCAACACCGAGGGTGGTCTACCCATCATCTTCTCGTTTACATACGCTTCCTGTATCGGGGTAAGCGGTTTTGGCTTCGGTTTACGCTTAGGCGGAGTTTTGATCATCCAAATAGTGTAGCAGATAGCGATTCCCGTGAAAAATTTTATAAAAATTTTAGAAGTATACTTCTTCTGTGAATTTCTGAAAATCCATGAGGTTCGGAGGATAAGTATACTTTTTCTGCAAATTTCTAAAAATCTATGGGGTTCGTACTATCTCCCCTCTTCCACAAAGAGGGGAGTGGCTTCGGATTCGGTTTCCGAATTCCGATTTTATGTCTTACTTAGGAGATGATCATGACATTCAATACAAACGACTTCATGGAGTACATGAGCCAAGCGTCCGTCACAACCGCAGCTACCATTGGTAGCGTGGTTAACCACAGCGTCGTCGTCGTTGGCGCAGCCATCGACGCGTACCAGCTCGTTCGCGAGCTTGGTGCTGATGACGCAGCGCTCCGTATGGAGCAGTACGTCAGTGTCGCTGTTAACACAGCGCTTGGACGTAAGTAAGTAAACAAGCAGTACATGGATGCCCTCGCAAGAGGGCGTTCATGTATACATTTAGGTTCTAAACGTATACATGAGCGTATGACATGGGGGTCGTATGACAGAAACGTAACCCATTGGTCATATATGCAGGATCAATTTGATCCGAAATGATCCGAAATTCGCCTCCCTTCACCCACAGAATTGCCTAGTACATGCCCTAGGCCCTCTTAGGGGGTTACGTGAGTAGATACATGAACTTTGGATCATTTTGGATCAAACGTTTTAAATCAAGTACTTAGGTGCTCCAATGATCCGAAGTATACGTCTAGGTATATTTGGTTCTTCATATATTAGCCAAGTCTAATAATGACGGACTTGTAGTTGTTTCAACTACACGGCTGTATCAAAATGATCCAATTCGTTCAAACTTTGGATCACTTTGGAGCAGGTTTGGTGCAGTTAGTGAGTACTAACTAACTAGCTGCTTTTGTAGGTGTACTATGACATATAGGAGATGAACATGAAACAAGTATACACATCACACGCTGAGCGTGCCGCTGCTGCATCCGCCATTGCGCGGTTGTACAACATGGGTTTGATTACGGAGCATGAGTGCCTGCATCGTATTGGTGAGACGTATGTGTCGGGGTGCAAGCCTCAGTTGATGCACGCGGTTGAAGTGTATGTGATCCTTAGCCGTGGCCGTGAGTTGCTTCACGGCACGAAGGATATGGTTATGAGCGTAGCTCGTACCATGAAGGGCGTGGAAGTACGCGCCCAGTTGGATGATGGCACGCTGGATGTGCCGTTCTTCTATAACTAATCGAGGAGATGAAAAATGGAATTCAATGTGTCTATTGATCCTAAACAAGTTCTTGCTGTCGAGAACGCCATGCAGCATATCGCGCATAGGAAGACGTTTCACACTGATCATATCTTGGGTATGCTCAAGGCAGGTCGGGAAACGGGGAACTCGCTCAATATCCTGATGAACGACGGCCACTTCTATGAGGGTGCTGTCGTGAGGCTTATTAGTGAGAAGCATAACCGCTTGGTCTTGCAGATCAACGGGTCTTTTATGCTTGATCATCTCGATCTCGATTTGGTCGAAGCGGTTGAAGAAGATTAAGTAGAGCTTTCATCATGGGTGTTGTTTAGGCAGCACCTATGAGTGGATGCTTTGCGTCCTGTTGCCACACATAGTGTGGTTTGTGGTCCTATGTTCGATGACCACCAAAATCTAAAAGCGAGCATTTCGTAGTAATTGTTTCGAGGAGAAACAAGCATGACATCACGTAACTTTAATCGTCTGGCCGCTGTGCAATCCAACCAGAAGCTTCTTGCAACTCAGGAAGCGCACGCCGAGGAGTACAAGGCGGTGCTGACGTACGGGTTGGTGGAGCAGGTCACGCAGCCTCTTCAAGTTGTTCAGTCCACAGCGGAATTCATGCCGCTGCTTGGCTGCATGGCGAGCTTGGCGAACAAGGCCCTTACGGGGCAGTACAACGCCTTGATCGCTTGTGCATGGCGTGATGACACGCCTTCTGTTGAGACGGTGAATGCTAACGCCCCGAAGGTGGCGTTCCAGCCTTGGGATGAGGACATGTCCGAAGACCCGGAAGCTGATAACGGCCAAGAGCGGCTGCATCACGATGTGCGCAGCTTCGAGGAAATCGAAGCACGTGCACAGGTGTGCAGGTCTATCGTGCACAGCCTGAGTAATATCAAGGGTGTGACGGAGACTCGTTGGTTGGCTGGTACAGTCCAACGCACTCTGGAAGTTCAGGGTGATGGCACGACGAAGATCGTGACAGTGCCGCACATTCCGTGTGCTTATCGTTCTATCCAAGAGTTTGTCATGGATCGCATGGCGACTAATCAGCATAGGGATGGGTTGTGGTTTACCAAACAGATGTATTTCCGTATGTCTCGTCCGGATTACGACACGGGCTATGCCCACGGCGAAATCCATGAGCTTAAGGCTGAGTTCTCTCAGCACCTCGAAGAGGAGATCATCGTAGATGAGCAGCCTACTACGAGGCTTGAGCTGTACGTTCGTGACATTGCAAATCGCAAGTTTGCTGCTTGGCTGGAAGCTATCAAGCAAGGCAAGTCTGGTTCAGCGGATCAGGCTATCTGGATAGCCTACTCGACAGACCGTATGGCGTTCGCAGAACGCTTTATGGATTCTCTTGAGATGGAGGAATACCTCCAAGCTGAAGAGGAAGCTGCTGCCAAGCTGGCTGAGCGTACTGCGAAGCTGGCTAGGTTCAACGCACTCAAGGCTGGTACGGCTACACCGGTTGAGAAGGCTGTTGTACAGGCTGAGCAGGCTCCGGCCTTGGAAGGCGTGAAGTTCACGTCCATTGCTCCGCGTAGCATCGCATCGCGTGGTAATGGGGCTGTAGGCTTCAGCCCGTTCGGGCGTGTTGCATAAGCAGTAGATAGTGCATTGCCTGTGCTTGGGCTTGCCTAAGCACAGGCATTTCTTGGTTACTTGGTCACTTAGGAGATGAGCATGTTCAAGACACGTCGCTTTAACGAAGACTACTTCGAGTCTTCTGTACCTGAGCAAGGTGGGGACCCTATGCTGCTGTGTATGGCTGCGGAGGGAGAGCTTGATGATTCAGACGTAGCTGCGGAGCAGAACAACAGCGTATCGATTGATGCGCTGTGGCGTGCTGCTGAGCAGTCTGATGAGAATGGAGAGTGGTGATGCGTTTATTCCTCACCATAGCAGCAGTGCTGACTCTCATGGCTCTTAGCTATGTATGTGGCTACGTAATTAGCTATGAGCAGCGTCCTGTGCCTGCTGTAGTCGAACCTATTATGTTTACTTAGGAGATGAGTATGGAACCAACTGAAAAGTCACAGATGCTTGATAATTTCATCACTGAGGTAACCGGTGTTGATCGCAAGGCTACGATACGTGGTAACGCGTGCGTATTCTGTACGACACCGAACCTGAAGTTCAGGGATGAGTTGTCGAAGAAGGAGTACCGTATCAGCGGTATTTGTCAGAATTGTCAGGATCAAGTGTTCAAGGAGAACGAAGATATTCGGGATATACAGAAGCTGTATGCCCCGGCTATAGATTGAGACTGACATAGTAATACAGGTAAGAGGCAGCGGGTTCGTCGTGACGTTACGAGCTGCCTCTTGTATTACCTGCGTACGTAACGGTTCCCTTGGGAAAGGATTTGTACGGTCAATTACCCTCACACACACATGGGCAGTACGACTAGCCCCCGTAAGGGGCTATTAGGAGAACGATGATGAGTAAATTCGTAATCAAGTGCACAGCAGTGAAAGTCGACACTATCGAGATTGGTGATGCTGAGATCAACATCGAAGTTCCGCCCGAAGAAATTTTGGGCGTGTTGAAGCTGTACCCTGAGATCATCAATGCAGTTCTTTCCATCGTTAAGGAGATGAAAAATGGCAACGTCTAAAACCAAAAAATTCTATACCGCCCCGGTTCTGGATCAGGTTACTGAGGTTCCTGAAGTGGATGCAGCCTACGCCGTGGGCAATGCTATTTATAACGGCGTGGCTACTGGCGGTGGTGCTGTCGTAGACAGCGTAAGCTGGGTTGGCAGCAAGCTGCTGAACTTCGGCAAGGGACTTATCAACGCCAACGCCAAGGCATAAGGAGGAATCATGTTCGGACTGGCCCACATAGACATCATGCCCGTTGTATACGGACTGATTATCTTTCTGGGCCTGCTATCCATGTTTTCGAAGCTGATAGCAGGCCGGATATTTGGCTTCATTATTGAAGTCACTGTGTTTTTCGTAGTGTTCAAGCTGCACGGTGGGACGATGGCAGGCGGCTTTGCCGCCACCATAGCTGCGCTGTTAGCGGGATTTTTCTTCCCGCGTATGTTAACTAGCAAATAAGTATTTGTTTATCTTGGACTTCACATCCATAAGGTAAACCTGATGATTGAGGCCATCAAATTTTGCTAGACTGGTCGTTCAACCCGAGGTAATCATATGCCAATGATCACGTTTTTGACGGCCACCGTGCCGTCTGTACCGCTCACGAAAACGATAACCAAAACCGCGAAGGGGATTGAAACAAACGCATATCCGAATGCGTTCAAGTTTAACTCAGATACACAGAACATCACTCACATATCCGAGCTTGCCAAGGTGTTGTTTGCCCGTCTTGATACAGGGCAGTGTCTACTTAAAGGCAAGATCAACAAGGAGCTGAAGAACCAGCCAAGGGCTGGTACTACCAGCAACGGGGATCAGACACAGTGGATATGTTTTGATCTGGATAATGCCCCGTTTAAGACACCGCAGGAGTTCATGGAACTCATTAAGATGGGCGATGTAGCCCATGTGGTGCAGTACAGTGCCAGTCACGGTCTGCCGCACAAGACAGGTTTGTCCTGTCATGTGTTCGCGTTTCTCGATAAGCCACTTCCTGCACCGCAGTTAAAGAACTGGCTGATCTATTTGAATTTGAACGTGAAGGAATTACGCGAAGGCTTGAAGCCTAGTGATACCGCTATCGCGCTAAGTTACCCACTGGATATCACTACATGCCAGAACGACAAGTTGTTGTTCTTCGGCGCTCCGACATTCATAGGTATCGCTGATCCAATCAAGTCACGGGTGCAGTTTGTACCCGGTAAGCAAGACACGATCAACACGAATCACATTGCTCTTCATGCTCCTGAAGCATTGAAAAAAATGGCGAAAGAAATTCTCAATGAGAAGCGTAAGCTGTTACAGCTTCCGCCGCTTAACGCTAAGACTACGCTTGTCGGAGAGTACGAAGTACAGAACTCACCCGGTGAAATGAATATCACTGGTGGACCGAAGCTGGATAGAGGGTTTGTATACTTTAATATCAATAACGGATCGAATTGGTCGTATTATCATCCAGAGAGCAATTTTGAGTTGATTCACAACTTTAAAGGCGAGCCGTGTATACGCACTAAGGATGCGTTTCCTGACTACTATAAAGAGTGTGTAAAGCAGCGAAACGTAATCAATTCAGCCCCGCCTATGGCGGGATCAACAACAATCCTCGCTTATCGTGACCGTCGTACCAGTACATATTGGAATGGCACATGGAATCCGGAAACAGAAATATTGCATTGTGATCCGGCACGTAGTGAGACACAGATTGAGCATTTCCTGCTTTCACATGGGCAGCAGGCTTTACCGTTTATCCCAATTTGGGACCGAATATTTGACCCTAGTCCCGGTGCCAAGGTCATTGATATGGATGCGAAGCCATATCCAACGATGAACTTGTTTTCACCTACAGAGTACATGCGCAAGGCTAGAGATTACGCATATCCAAATCTTGGTGGGTGTCCTACTATCAATAGGATTATCGAACACGCAGTAGGTAGTGGCGACACACTGGAGCACTTCTACAACTGGCTGGCAGTGAGCTTTCAGAAGCGAGTTAAGCCGGGGACAGCATGGGTGCTGCATGGAGTAGAAGGCACAGGCAAGGATATGCTGGTGGACAACATCATTACCCCGTTGTTTGGGAAACAGTGGGTGCCCACCAGAAACCAGACAGAATTGAATTCAGATTTCACGGGCTGGTTGGAGCACGCATTGATCGCTCACGTACGTGAGATTGAGATCAACAGTCTTGAGAATGGTGGCGCAGTTGAATCGAAGATCAAGAATTATATCGTAGATAACACTATCCCCATACGTCGTATGCGTGTGGATAGTTACGAGGTTGTGAATCATATCGGGCTGATCTTTAGCTCGAATAAATCACAGCCTGTTCGGATTTCGCAGAGTGACAGACGTTTTAACGTAGGCATCTTTCAGCACGTGAAGCTGGTAGTCACGAACGAAGAGGTACGTGAGAAGATACCTAGCGAATTACAGGCATTTGCAGACTATTTACGTAGTCGTGTAGCAGACGATGAAGTATCACGGGTTCCGCTAAGGAATGCAGATCGTGACAACATCATCGCATTGAGCATGACCTCAGCAGAGCATACAGCTCGCTACCTTCTGGATGGAAATCTGGAAGGTTTGTGGGAGGCCATGCCGGATGAGAAGATGATTAACGAGCTGTACGGCACTACGCCAATGGCGACATACGCGAATGCGTTTGCGTCACTGATGCGTAAATGCTTGAGTGACTATATGAACCGTAAAGAATCACGTTTGAGTCGTGAAGAACTGGGCATGGTGTTCCAGTACTGCGTGGGTAATGTTCCTACATCTCCTAACAAACTCACGCAGTACTTGGCGCATCATGGCCTTCGGACAGAACGATTCAGAGATCGTGGCTTGATGACATATGGATTGCGTATAGACTGGACTGCAAGTGATAGCTTCATCAAGGATGTGACAGTACCAGTAGAAGAGGCCGTGAAACCTTTGAAACTGAGGAGAGCAAAGTGAGACCTGAGATGTTGGTTCCATTTACGGATTTTCAGAAAGGACTACATGCAGCTCGCTTGAAGCGTTCTGCGGAACAGTACTATATAGCCAAATATGGAGAGGCTGTAAGTACTGTGATAAAGAGCTTGCATGAAGACGTGGAAGAAGTTGAGATAGCACATGCTATCGGAGAGGGATTGGGACTTATCAATGACTATTAAAAGCTGGAGTTATTCACGGCTCACTGATTTTGAAACGTGTGCATATCGCGCCAAGCTCAAGATTGTTGACAAGATACCTGAGCCTGAGCGCCCTTTACCTGAAGGGAAAACAGAACATGCCAACGACCGTGGTACACGGATACACGAGCTATGCGAGGGGTTTGTTCGAGGACTTAATCCATTACCTCCGGAAGCTGAGAAGTTCAGGGATGAATTCGAGTCTCTTGCCACAAAATTTACTAAAGGACTCGTCTCACTTGAAGGCGAGTGGGGCTTTACCAAGGAGTGGAATGTCACAGACTTCTTTGCCAAGGACGTCTGGCTCAGAGTCAAGTGTGACGCAGTGGTGTTCCTGTCCCCCAAACACGTCCTTGTCATCGACTATAAAACAGGACGTAAGTTTGGAAATGAAATCAAACACGGAGAACAAGTCCAACTTTATGCACTTGCTCTCATGTGCAAGATGCCAGAGATTGAAACGGTAGATGTTGAGCTTTGGTATCTGGATCAGAACGAACTGACGCATGAAACAAAACCCGGTAGTAAGTGGCTGTATCAACTTAAGCCATTTACGAATCGTGGTTTGAAAATGACTATGGCTAAGGAATTTCCGCCTAGTCCATCCAAGTATGCGTGTCAGTATTGTCCATACAAGGATGGCGTCTGTGAGTTCGTATTCAAAGGCGATGTACCTGTACGTAGAAAGGGGCAGTGATGACTTATGAAGAGAAGCTCGAACAAGCCAAGGTATGGCTTAGTACACATTGGGTGCTTCATCCGCAGTCAACATATAAACCACGGTGGAGGAGTTACATATGCCAATCCCAAAGTTGTTCAAACATCAGCTTGATGCGGTCAAGTTTCTAGCCAAAAACCCTCGTGTCTTCGACACGTCTGATGCTGGTACAGGGAAAACACCAGTACACATAACAGACTTTGCTACTCACCGCCGTAAGGGTGGTGGGTGTGCCCTTATTCTGTGCCCCAAGTCACTTATACAGTGCGCATGGGGAAACGACTTTGGGGTTTTTGCACCGGATATGAAAGTGAGTCTTGCATATGCCGAAAACAGAGAAGAAGCTTTCGAAGAAAAAGCTGACGCATTTGTTACGAACATTGATGCAGCTATATGGCTCTCTAAGCGACCGAGTAGTTTCTTCAAGCGATTCGATACGCTTATTATTGACGAGTCAACATCGGTTAAACACGGCACAAGCGGACGTTCAAGAGCGGTTGCAAAACTTAGAAAGTATTTTGACCGAAGAAGGCTCCTTACTGGAACGCCTACGAGTAACGGAATCTGCGATATTCACCATCAAATGTACATTGTCGATGATGGAAAGAAGCTTGGCGAAAGTTTCTACAAGTTCAGAGAAGCCTGTTGCAAAGCCGTCCAAGTCGGGCCGAACCCGCACGCCGTCCGTTGGGAAGACAAGGAAGGCATCGAAGCAACCGTGTCAGCTCTCATTGCCCCTCACGTAATTCGCAATCGGTTCGAGGATTGTGTAGACATTCCACCGAATCATCAGTATGCAGTTCCATACGAACTTGGCGCTTACCATAGGAAACTTTATGACAAACTTGAGCGGGATTCTTCGCTTATCCTCAAAAAGACTACTGTCACGGCGATCAACGGTGCGGTATTGTATTCAAAGCTCCTCCAGTGCGCATCAGGAGCTACGTATGGCGATGATGAAGATTACGCACTTCTGGATACAGGTAGAGCGGAGCTTATCAGCGATCTGATTGAAGCACGTAAGCATAGCGTGGTGTTCTTCAACTGGAAGCATCAGCGTGATGAGCTGCTCAAAATTGCTGATAAGGAGAAATGGAGCTATGCGGTTATTGACGGGGATGTCACGAAAAAAGGCGAACGTGAGAGGATTGTTACGGCGTATCAAGCAGGAGCGTACAAGGTTCTCTTTGCGCACCCACAAAGTGCTGGTCATGGTCTCACACTTACAAAAGGAACGAGTACGATCTTCGCGTCACCCACGCCAAACTTGGAGCATTTTCAGCAGGCGTATAAACGCATTTATCGAATCTCGCAGAAAGAAAAAACAGAAACCATTATGGTTATTGCGAAGAACACTATCGACGAACGCGTATGGGAGAGCTGTCAGAAGAAGGGTATGAGACAAGCAACACTACTTGATTATTTACAGGAGGATTGAAATGCTTGCGTACCAATTTAGATTCATTGATGAGATTGGACAACCTACTGGTTATTGTGGCGTAGTTTTTGGGATGAATAAGAAAGAACTATTTTGGGAAATAGATTGTTTCGGTAACCCTAACGCTGTAGAAGTGAAAACAGCTACAGCTGGAGGGTTTTGTTTCAGAGTTATTGAACTAGACAATGATGAGTTAGAACAAACAAAAATAGAATTAAACGATCCTATAGTCTTATCACGAAGCAAATGGCGCAAACCTGAATGGCCTGATGATATTTACAAATGAGGTAAATCATGGGAGACATGGCTGATCGTTATAGCGACTATGACGCTGATCCTGAGTGGGAGGAGTCCCATGAAACAACATGCAAGTACTGCAAAGCAGAGCATCTTGAGTGGGAAATGACTCCCGCAGGATGGCGTTTGTTTGAAACAGACGGCGAGCTGCATCAGTGTACTGATCCATTCGCCGTAATCAAGGAGCTGGAATGCAAGAACTCGACCTCGTCGTCATTGATTTTGAAACGCACTGGGGCAAAGGTTACACGCTCTCAGGAAAAGAGTGGAACACCAGCGGGTATATCCGTGCCCCGCAGTTCAAAGCCCACGGCTGCGGTATCAAAATCAACGACAGTAAGACCGTCTGGGTCTCTCATAAAGACCTCCCGAAAGCGTTCGCAGCTATAGACTGGAAAAAGTCTGCGGTACTTGCTCATAACACAGCATTTGATGGAGCCATTCTTGCGTGGGTGTATGGGCATGTAGCCGCTTATTACTATGACACGCTCAGCATGACACGCGGACTGCACAACGAAGTTAGTCGTGCAAAGCTGGCTGTGATTATGGAGCTGTATCAAGTCGGTGAGAAGAGCAAGACGTACCTTAACCGTACTAGCGGCGTAAAAGACTTGCCTCCAGACATTGAAGCTGAGTTGGCAGAGGGCTGCATCATAGATGTAAATGGTTGTTATGACGTATTTCAAAAGCAGATGACTGTGTTCCCGCAGAAGGAACTTGATCTGATTGATCTGACTCTGCGGATGTTCATTCAACCGGTGCTTACGGTCAACAAAGCAGTAGCCGAGAAGGCTTTGGCTGAAGAATTGCAAGAACGCACATGGCTGATTGCATCTGCTGGTGTACCAGAAACTACGCTCACATCAAATCCAAAGTTCGCTGCGGCACTTGAAAAACTTGATGTTGAGCCGCCTATGAAAATCAGCAAGACAACTGGAAAGGGG